TGGCCATTTTTAATATGTAATAATTCTACCGTTTATATCAATATCAGGAAAACGTACTTCAAATATACTAGGATCTATTGATGGATAAATTATTCCATTTCTAGTAGCACCCGCAACATCATATCCATATGGAGAGTAATTACCTCCTTGTTTATTTACAATTTCTACTTTTGATACCGAACGAACACCAGGTACTTTTAAAATAAGCGCATTAATATCGGACATAACAATGGGTTGATTTATTTGCCAGGCGTCTATGTTAAAATATAATTTTATTTGAGAAATGCACGTAGATAATAGTTCCTTATTATTATAACTTGGATCAGCATTTATTTCAAAATTAACACCTAAATTAATATAAAACGCATTTTTAATATTAATAGCATCTGTAACCATTCTATATTGGTTAAGATAGGTTTTTAAATTTACTTTTAGTGCATCACTAGCAGAAATTAATTTTTTATCTGAGTTGTATCCTAAAACATATAAGTCTAAACTCAATGGGTTATTAGAAACTAAATTTCCTAAAGAATTATATGTTTCTTGTGTTATATATGCTTTAGATATAGTACCATAAGTTGATGGCAGACTTAAACTACGCATAACGTAATCATCTTTAGTTACTGTTCTGTTTTGAGATGAATATGAACTTAAAGCATTTAAACGAACTTCTTCTATAGTATCAGCTCCTCTACCACCAACAGCAGGTGAAATATTATTACAAGCTACACTAGATAAAACACTACCTGTTAACGCAGGAGTAACTCCACCATATTTAAAATTTATATTTGTTGCATCAATAGTAGTTAATACATTTGCAGGCACATTAGAAGTTAAACCTCCACCTACTAAATACTGAACTGTCAATGTAGTATTTTGAGGTACTAAACCATAAGTTTGAGTAAAGAATATGGATGCTTTATTATAATCATCTATATTAGTTTTAATACTTGGTACTAATCCCAAATCAATATTTTCTGGAGTTGGTAAAATAGTAGCATCAGAATTATTTACTGACATACCTGATCCAAATTGTAATTCTAGTTTATCATCAGGTTTAACACGAGTAACAAATCGTCTAGGTACACGTTGGAAATTTAATAAATAATTAACTCCATCACTACCTGAAGTTGGGTTACTTGAAGATACAGGAACTAAATCCTGAGCTAAATAAGGAACTTCATACCATATATACCCACTCCCATCAGTAACTTTTAATACTTGAAGTATGTTAGTATCATCAATTGTAATTGAATTAAATTTTTGTGGTGTAGTAAAGGTAAAAGTAGCAGTTTTTATTTCAGCAGATATTGCTTTAACTTTCTTTTTTGCTAAAAAATAATTACTATCTACAAAAGTAATTTCGGCTGAACTAGTATCAGAAAAGTCTATACGTTCAGTAGTAATAAATTTACTATAATCAGCATTACTTGTTACTAAAGTATTTTCAGGTACAACTAATGAATATAAAATATCAGGAGTAACATTACCTCCTTCAATTCTAGTAGGAAATAATTGATATACATCTAAATCAACATTAGAAGCATAAGAAACTTTAGGACGATACCCAAATGAATAAGCTAAATTATATAAACTTTCTTTTTCTTTAGCTAAATTTAAAAAGTTTTCTTGAATTTGGGAATCAATATAAAATGAAGAAACGTCACCTATATAAGATGCCATCTCAATAAACATATTTCCTGGAGACGCTTCTGAGAAGTCGTTATAAGTATCTGGAAAGTATGTTTTAGCAAACTCTTGTAGAGATGCTTTAAAATCACCGAATGATTTATTTAAATATTTTATTGATTTATCTTCAGCCATTATTGTAAAGCAATTATGATATTATCTTGTTGTCCTGAAATATTCAGTCTATAATCTATTTCTATAGATATTGTATTACCATCTGCATCAGGTGTTAAAACAATATTTAATAATGTAACTTCAGGAACAAATCTATTTACACTAGAAAATATTTCATCTTGAATAATAGGATACAATTGTTCATCCAGTTGTTCAAATATTAATCTAGGTAAATTAGTACCAAATTCAGGATTCTCTATTCTTTCACCTCGTAAAGTCAACAATAAATTAATTAAATTAGATTTAATTTGATCTTTAGTTGAATAAGTACTTCTAAATACACCCCCAGCATTAAAAGGAATAGAAACTCCTATTGCTCTATTTTTATCTAAATCTCTAGGATCTATTCTAATTACTTGAGGTATTGGCATAATTATTCGCTATATTGTCTCATTTGAGCTAATTCCTGTGGAGTCATAGTAGCTGCTGTCTCAGCAATAATATCTAAATATGGATTCCCGGTTGATTGAACTTTTGGTGCTGTTGGTTGATGTCCATTATGCATAGGAGGAGCTTGTAAGCCCATCATATTAGCTAAATTTTTTCTATAAGATGTCATGTCGACATCTTGTGAAGTAAAATTCATAGTTCTATTCTCTTGAATAGGTTGAGGTTGAAGAGAAGATAATTCTTCACGTAAAACTTCACGGACCGATTCTTTAATTAGTTTTTTAAATACATCTACTTTCATGATTATAAATATTAAGCCACGAGATTTTTCTCGTCTATTTTTAATTTTAATTCTTCAATTAATATATCTGGGGATAATGTAAATGAATATTCGCTTTGTAATATTTCATTCCCATCTCTATTTAATGCTACTGCATATCTACGTTTATTTCCTTTAACTACAAATTTAGGATTTTCTTCTTCTTTTATAAAGAATCTAAATCCTTTATAATCATATCCTTTTAAATAACCTAAACCAGATGATAAATTAGCTAGTTGATCTGAAGATAAATTATTTAATCCTGAATTTAATAATCCTTCTATAGGCAATAATCTACGTTCTTGAACATTTAAATCATCAATTAATTTAGCAATAATCTGATTTATTATGGATAATATAACAGAAGCTGCTAATTTTAAATCATCCAATGTTTTAGATTTAGAATCTATAGTATTAATTACGCCTAAAGGTACACCAACTCCAGGAGGTACAGCAGATGGTACAGGATTACTTTTAAATAATTGTAATATTGTATCCAATAATGGAACTAAAATTTCTAATACCGTAATTACTGTTTGTACTGTTTGTAGTTTTGTTCTATTTTGATTTATAATTAATTTAGCTCTATTAACAGATAATTTTGCTTTTTGTATATCTTGTTCGGTTTGGATATTTTTTATTTGTTCGTTTACTCTATCTACTAATTTTTCTATTTTCTTATTTCCAATAGTAATAGAACTAATCAATAAATTGGATAACACTCCTACGGTAGTTATTACACTTCTACTAGATATGCTGATTTTTTTACCGTTTTTAACATCATTTATTTTAGCTGATGTTGTATCTGAAATTGATTTTGTTTTAGATCTAAGAAATTCAACTTCTTGGGGTAAATAGGATTTTAATTTATTTGCTAATTCAGTTTTTTTAGCCTCAATATTCTTATTTATGAGAGCTTTTTCAGTTTCATAATCTTTATTTAATTGAGCTAATCTTTCTTGCTTTTCATTATCTGTTAATTTTGAAACTGCAACTTTAGTTTGTTGGGTTTTATAATCAGCTTCGGCTTTAATAAATTGTGTTCCTAAATCTTTAACATCTTCTTCAAGTCGTTTTATATTTTCAGTCACCGAAGATTTAAAACCGGATATTAATTTATCTTTTTGGGATGCAAGAGCTAATTTAGCAGCATCTACTAAAGTATCTTTATTTATATTAGCAAGACTAGATAAATTTTGTTGTAATGCCATTATGATGTGTAAGATTTAGTAGATTTTAATGAATTAAAATTATCTGTAGATGAAGTTAAATCCTCTAAAGCAGCATATAAATTATTTCCGGCTTGATTAACTTGTAATAAAAGAGTACCTGCAGGTGTGCTTTGAACTGTTTTTAAAGCTGTAGCTAATTCTTTTAATTCTTTAATTAATGTACTTAAAGTATCAATAGTTTTATTACCTAATAATATAGGTTCTACAGCCATTCCACCTTCAGAATTTAAACCTAATGAAATTTTAGGGGCATTAATTACTACTTCAGTATCAGAATTTAAATATATTGTATTTTCGGAAGATAATCCAACTCCATATCCATGAATTAATACTTCATCTTTTTTAGCATTTATTACTACGCGATCTCCGGTTAAAACACCTTGAGAACGGTTAGCATATTCATTCCATTTAATGGGATTAAACATTAGATTATATGAAAATTCTCTAATATTAAATGGAATTTGTTGAGTTGAAGTTAAATATAAAGCAGATCTATCATTATTTATCTCTTCAACATATGGTTTTAAAGATTTAGCATTATAATTATGACCATTAGTTAATAATGTAATAGGATCACCATTATTACCAGTTATACTCCACCAGTTTTCTCTATTGTTAAACTTAGTAGTTGAAGAAAAACGTAATGAATTACCTGTTCTACCCTCAAATATACTATCTCCCTCAAATGGTAATAACGATTTTATATTTGAATTCTCAGTAAATGTATTTCCTAAAGTTAATTCCCCAGCAGGTTGGGAATTATGTTGATTATTATTCCATAAATTTAAAACACTTAAATAATATTTTTGTGATTTATTAGAATTACTTTGAGCTTGAGGAGACGGTAAGTCAAATAATATTACTAACTCTTCAATTAACGGTAAATATTTTTGATTAGGTAAAAACGGTATTGCAGTATTTAATTTAGTTAAATCACTATTAGACACTGTTTTATTTGAAGGATAATCAACATAATATATAGTTCCTATACCACCCCACTCACCGTCACGACTAAATAAATTACCACTTGGAGTATTTTCATCCATCAAAATACCTAATACTTTCCCAATTGTGAAAGGAGAAGGTGATTTTTGTTGAGACTTACTTAACTGAGTAGTTAAAGAACCTCCAATACTAGTCCTTATGGTTCTTGTTGACATCCGCTACTACAGGTTTAGATATTTCTTTATCAATATTTTGAACAGCATTCATTAATTGTTCTCTTTCGGCTTCACTCAACATATTATCGTCATTAGCACCGCTAGAATTAGCCATAGCACGTTGAACAATACCCGCCATCTTAATTAACGAATCATCGTTTTTAACAGATACATCTAAATATTCTTTGATTAAGGGAACAACCATTAAAGCCGATTGAGTATCAGTAATTAATGGTTTAAGACCGGTGATTAGGTCTTTGATTTGTCTTTCTTTTTCTTTTGAATTATCGTATATATTTTTTAAGATATCCGAAAATGTTTTGCTGCCGAAAATTTTAGCTTCAAAATCCATAATATTTATATTTTATAATAAATATGATTTTATTAAATTTTTACGTAACCATTTTCATAATACTCATTATATATGTCGTAATATACTTTTTTTAGTATTTTTATTACTTTAGTTATTTGAAAAGTATCAACATCTATCATTTCACGAATATAAATGTATATAGCTTTTTTATTAAATATCTCTAAGTTTTCTCGCTTACGAAATAATTCTAAAATAACATCTGCTGTTTTTTGATCTTGAATTCTTGGAAATAATTTCTTTAAATTAACATCAACATACGTTACAAAATAATTAATAAAATCGGATAAATGACTTTTATCATCATTTGCTTCACGAACTAAATCATCAACAATAATTTTATCTTCATCTGCTTCTTCTAAAGTACCTTTTTCTTTTACTTTCTTATAATTTTTTTCATTATAAATAATCAAATAACGTTTAGCAATAGTTCCGAAATAAGAAAATGCTTTACCTTTATTTGGATTATATAAATGAAGTTTTTCAAGTAAAAAAGCAACTACCTCATGTTTTAACTCATTAATAGTATCAACATCAGTATAGTAGAATTTAAATGTGTGAATGATATTTTCTGCTAATTTATGAAACGCATAATCAATACGCCCATTAAATATACGATTACGTTCTATAGGATCAACAGACAATAAATAAGCTATAATAGCATCTTCAGTATCTTGAGTAAAATATACGTTTGACTTCTTAGGTTTACGCTTACGAAGAGTGCCTTTTTTAGTAAAAAGTACTTCTTCCGTAGGAGAAGTTAAATCCATAATTATCTTTTGGTTTTAAATGAATTTAATTGAGATTGAATCTCCTGTAATGTTTCGAAGAAAAAACCAATTTCATCGTCGGTTTTGAAAGCATTAGCAATCTCGGATTCACTTATTTTCTTATTGGATACTTCAATTAATTCTGAGATACGATCAATATAAGTATTTTGATCATCAACAATTTTTTCTAATTTTTCTATTTTTGAAAATAAATTATAACATGCATATAATGATGCAAATAATAAAGTAATAACTATATATATTATAAGTTCCATATTAATCGTTAAAGAAAGTACTCATTATATCCTTTAAATTACTATTTTCTGGGATATCGATTTGTACTTGTTTTGGTTTAGAATAATTCGGAGTTGTAACTAATGCTTTTTTAGGTTGAGCTTCAACCGCCGTATTATTTAATTTATCAATCCATTCCCTTTCGAATTCAATACGAGCAGCTAATAAATCGGCCTGATGAATAATATAGGGTAATGATGTACGCAATTTAGTTTCTGGAGACCAAGACATTAAATACGGTTTATTTGCTTCATCGTATAAACCATCATGTAACTTAATCGCTAAAAACTCATTTTTAGACACTGAAATGCCTAGTTGTGTTAATAACCATAAACCACGATCTGGAACGGTCATATAATCCATCTGAGTATTGAAAGTATAAATTTCACCTCGATTTTTTACATGCCATTCAGACGGATTTGGTAATACGGCCTCGTGTTCGAACGTACCGAATTTACCTAAATCATGATTTAAAGCAGAAAACACTACCTCTTCAGTAGTATATGTAGGTTTAACATCAAACTTTTTCCAAACCGAATCTATCTCCAAACTAGCTGATACCACACGGTTAACATGTTCAATATATCCTCCAGGGAAACAGTTATGATATTGCGGTTTATGCGATGCAGGTAATAATATAAAGCGTTCTTCATATTTGTTATAAAAATCTAATAACTGTTGCTTACGTGCACCCGTTATATATGTTTCAATATAATTCAAAAACTCCATCCAATTTTGGAGTAATTGTTCTTCGTTTAATGTCATAACCTATTTTTAAAATTAACTACCGAACCTTGGTTCAAAATCATTATGTTCAAGAGAAACCATTGAACGTAAATCTTCTACTTTCTCTTTCACTTCAGAAATATATTGTAATACTTCGTCTTGTGGTTGAGCACGTGAAACTAAAAAATCCAATGTTCTTAACATATTTTCTAGTTGTGCTACTTTATTTAAAACTTGCTCTTTGTACCTCATTTTCTAATACATTTATACGTATATACGCGTTTGGTGTGATGTTTGGTCAACGTTTGCAAACGTTTGGAACGTTTCGCGTTTTTATCCAATCCGTTTGTTGCAAACCCCCAAACATTTAAATGTACGAGGGAAATTCTCGTTGCCAAATTACTTTTTAAATTTTCTTTTAACCGGTTTTTTAGACTCTTTAATAGCCTCTTTTAAATCAATTTCGCGGAATGGAAATGAAAAATACTTATTTTTTTCCGCGTTTTTTAGAATATCAACAATTGGTGGTTCGTCCGAAACATACAAAGTAAATTCCGCCTTATTAGGACTTGGAGTATCTAACAAATCGTTTTGAGAAACCTCCAAATCAATACCATTATCTTTAAAAAGTTTATTTGCTCCGTTTACAAAAGCGGCTTTATTTGCGTCGCGAAATAGGAATGTTGCCATAAAAAATTTTTATTGTTTACTTATAAATATATATCTTTATTATTTACGTTAAAAAAACGCGATTTTAATGTTTAAAAATTTGGGTGTGCGTACTTAGGTGACTTATAATCTCGCGCGGATTTTAACCGATAATAATCAACTTCCCAAACCAATGATTTTGTTTGTCGAAACGCATACCCGTGTGAGTACTTAACGTATAGTCGCACTTCGTTGTCGGACATTTTTTTGTATTCGCTTTTTGTTTTGTCAGTTAGATTTTCCATTTTTCCAGTATAATGTTAAGTTTATAATATATTTTACGCAAATCATGTTTTGTATTTAACTGGGAAATATAGGTGGGACATTTTGTATATACACTGGGATTTCCAAAAAATTTTACAAAAGTCGAGGTTTGCGATTTTAAAGTTTAAACCAAAAAGGGTTATTTTGGAATTTGGGATTTCCTTATTAAATTCAAACCGTAAAACGTTCATTGACATTTTGTTTGTATATACGAGGCGCGGGGTGTAAAAGTGTATAAGTGTTGAGAGTGCGCATGGTCACGACACGCCGCCATTGCGCGCCGTACGGGGACCGCGGCCATCGTGGGAGCAACCCGCGCACGAGCCGCTACCGGGCCGCTAGCATCCATCCCTTTTGAGATTTTT